ACCTCCGATTGCCTTACCAATACCACCAACTGCTTTCTTAATACCTTTAACAATACCACCGAAGAAATATGGGTCAGGTGTTTCACCACCTCTGCTATATTCAATACCCCATTTTCTATCAAATGCCTCTTGTTCTGCAGCCTGTAAATCCTCTAATGCCTGCTGTCTTTCTAATTGCTCTTTTTCTGCTTTCTCCTGTGCTAATTTTTCCTCAGGAGTTGGATTAATTGGATCAGTTGAGAAAAATGCTTTAAGTGCAAGAGGAGCAGTAACAAGAGGATTTAAGATTGCCTCTGGTTTAGGAATTTCTTGCCCACCAATACCAACTACCCAGTTAGGTATTTTATGTTTTGGGAGTCCCTTATAAAAACGACCAAATCCATTGGATGCCCAATCCATGGCAGCTTTGCCCACCTGAAGAAGACCTTCAATATCTTTCTTCAGTTTTTCTCCAACTGCTTCGGCACCACCGCCTCTGAATAGAATATAAGCAAGATCACCACCATAGGTGCCGATCATCTCACCCAGTAGGGTTCCAAGAACAGGAATGGGAATGAAGGATCCTAAGAATCCACCAATAGCAGCGCCAAACGCCTTAAATAAGGTTTGATCTAGGGGTTCACCTGCTAGGATAGATCCCACTGCGACCATAATAGGTCCAAAGATGGGAACTCTTCCAAATATACCTTTTAATGCAGTTACACCAGATTTACCAAATAACTTTAGACCGAATCTATTTGCACTCTTGCCTAAACCACCCTTTAATATTTGTCCAGGTTTAGCTGTGCTGGCAGCCAAAGAACTTGCAGCAGGTTTAGATACAATCTGACCTTTATTCAGAGCACGAGTGACTGCTGCATTCGCTGAAGCTGGAGACTTGCCATTCTTGAGAGCATTCTCAAAAATATTTCTTGCTGCAGGTCCATGTGTACGCTGAACGTGCCTGATTCTAGCATTTGTAGATCTGGTCGCAGCACTGCTAGGTGGGCGGGTTGTTGGCGCTCTACTTGCTGAAGGTCTAGTATTCGGCGGTTTTCGACCTGGTTTTCCTGGTTTTCCTGGTTTATCTGGTTGATTCCCCCCTCTTCCCGAAAGTGCATTAGCGAGGAATATAATATCACTAATCAGACTGAAGGGATTCATCAAATACTTCAGTGCTGTGATGCCCAGCATCACTTTACCGAGACCGATCAGTCTATCCTTAAAAGTACTTTCCTCTCCAAATAAATCGGAGAGACCATCTAATGTAGTTTGGACAAGCGTCTTTGCCCAACCAAATAATTTGTCAAATACAAATTGTGCTTTCTCTAAGAAAGTTCGTAGTTTTTCCTTATTCTCTTCGTTACCAAACCATTCTAAGACTTCTTTGGTGATAGCAAATGCACCAACTGCCGCTAAAAAATCACCAACTGGTTTTAGGAATTGTGTGATAAATCCAAACGATTTTTTAGCACCTGCTTTTACAGCATTACTAAGTCTAGGTTTTTTCTTTGTTAATTTAGTCTCTTCTGCTGCTTGTTCAGCGGCAGCGTCTCTTTCTCTTTGCTTTTGACGCCTTTCTAATAATTCTCTTCTAGCATCATCTTTCTTAGAGATGATTGCAACCTTTTCGATATCGGCAACTGTAACAGCGATATCGGAAACTGTTCTTCCTAATCTATTAAATGCTAATGTTTGTGATCTAGCAGCAGCAGTTGCTGGATTAGCACTCGCTGCCACTCCAGGATTTACAAATTTATATGTTTGTATTTTAGCCACCTGCTGCTTGCTGCTCCTTCATACGACGTTCTTCTTCTTTTAGGAATGCGATCAACATATTAACGTAGATCTCTTTTTCCCAAGGCATCAGATTATCGATATGTTCGATATTCCATTTATGGTGATGCATTAGGGAGAAGTTCCCTTCATAATAAGAACGGAGGTTAGTGTGTAGAAGGGCTATGCGAAAAAACTCGCTAATCCCTCAAGAACCACCTCACTCTCAACACCAGTATTGGGGTTGGTTACCATCAATGTATGTGTCAATTTAGGCATAGTTTCAAAGAATTTTTGAATCAAACCAAACTGCTTGCTATTCAGTTCACCGAACCATTCAACCAGTTCTGCCTTTGGTACATCCTTACAATCATATACCTGACTTTCATCAGCAATAGTCATAACACATGATGCTGCCATTTCAAATACTTGATCCACTTCACTTTGCTCTTCGGTGAAGTTCATTTTCACGAAGTTCTGAAGACTTGGATAACCCATGGTAACAATGACGTTATCAGCAAGTTTTAACTCGGGTTTATGTCCCCTAGTCTTTTTCACTTTGATTTCATCCAAAGGAATAGAAACCTGAACTTCAGTCTCATTATCGTCTGGACAGGTGATGCTAACATCAACTGACTCACCTACAGACTTTGTGCGAATCTGTAAGAAAACGTATTCAATATCAAAAGTAGATAATTTAGAGACATCAGTAATATCAGTACATTCTTTGATGATCTCACTAATTGCTCTTACAATATCTTCTTGCTCGCCAGTTTCAGTTGCAAGAAGGAGCAATTTTTCTTCCTTTACCAGAAATGGTCTAAAAGTGACAGTTCTGTTATCAGAAGGTAACTTCAGTTTGTACCTCGGTACATTTAACTTAGGTAATGCCATAGAAATTCAACTCAGTAATTTTATTTATCAGAAAGTCAGACGTGCTGCATTCTCAAAGATCTCTCTATTTAAATCACTAAATGCTGCATCATAATAGTTATCCATGTTTGCGGGAGCAGTAATTTTAGTGAGAACTCCTGGGTCATCAAATCTATTTCGAGGATAGAATCTATACCTCTCGTAATAAAAACCAATGGTCATTGTCATAATCTTAGTTTGCTGGTTATTCAGTTGAATAGAACCAATATTATATGGAAATGCGTTTTGAACTTCCCAAGCAGCAGTTAGTTGATATTTTCTTGCCAGTAGTAAATTATTGATCTGACCAGACCTTCTGAGTGCTTTAATCATCTTGGGGTCAGTAACTACTGGATCTCCACCTCCCCGTTCCCACTTATAAATCATAATTTTAGGGCAGACATATTCATTGTAATAACGAGTATGCTGTTCACTGTCTGGTGAAATCAATGAAGTCCATCTTTCAAACAAACTTCTAGAATATTGAGATCTTGGTACTTTAAAGGTTGCTTGAAGTTGACTATATGCGGTATTTGTTGCATACTTAAATCCTGCACCCACGTTAACTACTTGACCCGTAGTCATCTGTTTACTGGGGAGATTTATATTCTCACAATAATAGTCTAGTTGCCAATCGAGTTCGTTTGTCTCAATCTGCAACTTATCTGAAGCGACAGCACCACTTCCAGGTCTCAAAATCAAAGGACTTGCGATCCTGACAGAGAATAGGTTAGTTGATGCAGGAGCGTTGTCCTTACCCTTACTAAGAGAAATGAATTCTTGAAGGGAGTTATATCTAGCCGCTTGTTTATTTGGGATGCCCATTAGACCTTAAGTTCCTTTTCTGTGATTAACATAAACTCCCAACCATTATCGACACAAAATTCAGTTGCTGCTTTCCATTTTGCCTGATTAACAGCATAGGTCACAACTTCATTAATATAACGTTTGGTGTGTCTTTTTTGAGTTTTTGGTTCCTTTGTTTGTTTGTAAGGTTTGACTTCGACCAAGTATTTTTTACTTCCAATTTTTACATAGAAATCTGGAAAATATCTATGCTTTCTACCATCAACAGGAGAGACATATGGGATGATGATTTCTTCACTACCCCACTCTTGGACAGTAGGAGTTATATCACACCATTTCATAAATTTATACTCCCAGGAAGAACGATAGACCACGTTGGTTGGGTCTCCTTTATACTTCCTTGGGAAGGAAACTCGATACTTACCTTGATATCTCATAAATACATAGAGGTCACATAGTATTTAGGTACATATTTTGGCAAAAACATATCGATATCCCTATCGCGCTCCAGTGGAGAGTGCTAAAGGAAGGGACATACCTACTGAAACCGTAGACTATGTGAAGATCCAAAGAAAGACCATCAATTTTAAAGGTGGTAATAGTAATTATTATGGGTTAAATATGCCCAATAATAAGGTGAATTTTGATATGAACAAAAACTGTGTTTATATCGCATTACAAAATCAATTACAGACTGCCTATATGCCCGCATATAGACAAACTGATCTTGGTGTTGCTGGAATGGCTCTTGCTGAGGGTATAACAGGTGGCAATAAAATGGAAAATCTTGTACAAACAGTGCAAGATGCTGCTAATGCAGCACTCCCAGAATTTACCGCAGGCACTTTCGCACAAGCAGCATCTGGTGCATCTCAAATGCTTGGTCTTGCTGGTAGTATAAGTGCAAATGATATTTTGCAA